GGCTACTTCAGCATTGACTGCAGCTGACCATGCTTTATTTTCTCTTGCATTGTCTCTTAACTTTGCAAGCTCTGATACATGTCTTTCAAAAGTGACATCATATTTTTTTTGATATTCTGTTCTTAACTCTCCAATGTATTGAACGACTGCAGGATATGTTCTTGGGTTTTGTAACTCTGAAGCAGTGATGGCAGCTCTATCTTTTGAGTAACCAGCTTCAATAGCACATTCAGTTCCAGTTTTTCTTCCTTCGTTTGTAACTAACTCATATGCAAATTTCATTTGCATTTCTGTTAATTTTTTTGGTAAATTCATGGGTTGACTTCTAACGTAATGTACCGTATAAGTCAAACTAACTTTCAAGAAGTTACTGGGGTTGGCTTACGAAAGAGTTCTCCACACTCTGGATACTGGGCCCCAGGTTAAAAAGTATGATTAATAGTAAAACATTAGCAATGGTTCTTGATAAACTTCTAAAAAAATCAGAAGTTGCACAGAATGCAAGAATACAAGTTCAGATGCCTAACGGTGATTTACATGACATTACAGAAATAAAATTAATGGAAAACATGTTAATTGGTCCATTTGAAACTCATAGATTAGTGTTGGTTACTGAGCCACAAAAGCATAAAATGTCTAAAGTTATACGTTCATCACAAGTGGTATAGTTACGTTGGGTTTTTCATGAAACCAGAGTCAAAATTTTGGCAAGAAGTTAAAAAAAATATTACAGGAATTTCTTTCACAAGGCTTGAATCTTGGGCCTCTGCTGGTGTTCCAGATTTGTTATGCTGCAATAAAAATGGAAAGTTTTTTACAGTAGAACTGAAAGTAACTTCCAGTAAAATTATACGTTTCAGTCCGCATCAAATTGCATTTCACGTGAAGCATCCACACAATACTTTTATCTTAAAAAAGGCCCTCGGTCCTTGTGCCATAAAACTTTATAGAGGATCCGATATCATGAAACTTGTGGGCCGTGAACCATGTGCCCCGATCGCTGACTCCTGGATCAAGATTCAGGAAACCTTTGTCAATGTGACATAACGTCGCACCCAACTAAAAACTTGTGGGCGGGTCCCACCCCGTGTGCCTTGAGCCTTGGCTCTTGGACCATGAAACACTTGTGGGCGGGTCCCACCCGGAAATAAAAAAACCGTGTGCCTGCGCCTTGTGCCTGCTTGCTGCTTGCTACCGTCGCCTGCTTGCGCCTTATAATTTTTAGTTTTTATTTTTTCGGGAAATTCTCTAGCCCCCAGGATGGGGGCTAGGTTTACAACGTTTAGGAAGCTTTTGCAAATTTGTCTGCCAGGTCGATCCTTCCTTGTACCAGCAGAAGGTATTCTCCCCCGCTGCTGCCGTGTGGCTCTCGCCATACTTCAAAGTAGTCCCCATCTTTATCACGTTTTAAACGGGTTACTATTTTACCCTGCCAGCTCTGCGCCTCCACTCTTAAAGAGTGGTGAGCTCTAGCTGTTGGAGCGTGCTTACGTGCAGACTCTGATATCTTTCCGTAAAAGTGACTCATATTTCTTTCTCCTTGTTGTTGTGAGTACTACCGAAATTCAGCCAAGGGCCTTGTCATATTAATTAATATGTATTTCTCGACGCAGTACTCGCAGCAATTATATCCTACATTCTCCCATCTTGTCAACTCTAATCTTGCGCCTTGTTGCTTGGTCCCTGATGCAAGGCTCATGCAACCTGAGGTTATGTCAATGCGACATATTGTCGCAGGCCCACTAAACACTTGTGGGCGGGTCCCACCCGAAAAAAAATAAAAAAATTAGAGCTTGCTTGCTTGCGCCTTATAGATTTTAGATTTTTTATTTGGGGTTGTGGCGCCCTTGGTCAGGGCGCCGTTAGAAATTATTCTTCCATTACTTGAACTATAACAGGGGGTTCATGGTTGATAAATTCATCCATCCTCTCCCAATCAGCTTGGTTTTCTAAAGCTATTTCCTTAGCTTCCTCTTCAGTTGCAGCTTCCACAGTATAAGTAAATTTTTCTTTGTAGTAGGCCACAATGGTGTAAGTTTTTTTAGGCATTTTTTTCCTTTCGTTATTTGGGTAGTTTTGGGAAAATCCCCTTGGCACTACCCAAGCCGTGTATATCTCATTATAATGCATTGACCTGAACTCTGCAGGTATTCCCAAGTAATGAGATAAATATAACTATATATTAATTTAACATTCATGTACATGCGACATAATGTCGCAGGTGCACTAAACACTTGTGGGCGGGTCCCACCCATAAAAAAACACTAAACACTTGAGGGCGGGTCCCACCCGTAGAAAAAAAAAATAAAAATAATTAATTTAGAGCTTGACAGTATAGGATAACATAGGATATAATATGCGAAACAAACAACGAAAGGAAAACAAATGAGACCAATCAGAAAACAAGAACTTGAATATTTAGATCGACTTATAAATAACAAGTTCCAAGAAAAGCAAAGTGCGATACGTTCACAGTGCGAAATCGAAGTTCAAAAACAATTAGAAAAGGACTTCAATAAGTTCGTATCTACTTTGAGACTTGATAAACTACTTAAAGACGCTGAACAAGCTGAAAAGGAATATCAAGACTTTAAGTTAAGTAAAGACGCTAAAGAGACTGCTCTTAATCAAAATGCTATTAAGAGAAAACAAGCATTACTTGAAAAGGTTAATCAATGGTCAGACATTAGAGACTGGAGTATTTCAAGCCGTGCTGACACTGTAGATGAAGTTCTAGACAATCTTAAAAAAGCTTGTCGACAAGAACTTGAAGAAAAATATAAGAACTCTGAAAAGGGCAAGTTCTTTAAATATCTACAAAATGGAATAGAGGACGCTAAGAACATTTTATACTCTGGCTTGTCTATTGAGGACGTATGGAAGAACTTAGAGCAGGTGTTTGGTCAAGCACAAATCGAGGTGCGAGTTCCAAAATCATTTACTCAAATTTCTAAATAATTCTTTTCGTTAAGAATAGGCAACGCCCATACAACTGGGCGTTGTCTCAACTAAAAACTTGTGGGCGGGGCCCACCCGGAGAAAAAAATAAAAAAATAGCGCCCAGATTTCCGGGCGCTATTCTTAAAACTATTCTGATATTGTTTCTAGATCATCAAGCGAGTTGTCAGTGCCAGTCATCTGGTTTGCTTGGAACTCGCACTCTTGGACTGGCGTTCCTGTGTCCTGGCACAAGGTCCAGGAAACAGTTTCAGTTAAGTTAATATCTATATCCATTATTGTACGTAGTGTCTGGTAATATTTGTTATTTCTTTTTTAGATTCCTCTTTTAAATCATTTGTGAAATTTAAAATTGTATCTACTTTTTTTCTAACGTCTGTATTTGAGTGACCATTAGAATCTAAAAATTGAATAACCTCAACTAATGTTTTATTCATTTTTTGTATTAGTTTTATTGTGTTTTCCATATTATACCTTTCAGTTGTGGGGTGGCTTTCGCCACCCCGATTGTTGTTAGTTTATTCTTCTTTCAACTATTCTCATTATTTTTTTCATATATGAGTTTCTAGTTTTATATCCGACATTTGTTTCATATCCGATATAGTTTTTAACATACTCTTTAAGGGAGTCTTTTGTCACGTCACCGATTAAAAAGTTTTGATTGCATTGTTTTGCAAATAATAATCTGAAAACAATTTCATCAACATTTTTTTCACAAACATTATTCATATCAACTCCCATTAATACCCATGCGAATCGAGATGCATTGTTGTGTTCTTCATCAGTGAACTTATCCATTTTAACTACCTTAGTGTAGTCGTATGTAAGTGCCATGTTATTTCTCCTTTCGTTAATTAAAATAAGATTATCAAATGAAATAAATCTTTATACAAAATAATGCACTGACTTGTGTGTTGCATATATGACACGCTATTAGTAGTGGTGGCTGACTAACTTTATAGTTGTACTACACTAAACACTTGAGGGCGGGTCCCACCCGGAGAAAAAAGGAAGAGGTCCCATGGGGTTGGCAAATACCTTTTAAGCAAGAGGGGGGGAGGGGGTAAAACAAAAAAAGGGGTCCCAGACATTACCCTTTAGTGCTGGATTTATACACCCGGGTAGGGTATAAACTTTTTAAGGTACCATAATTAACATTATGCTTGATATAGAAAAAATAAAAAATTTAAATAATATAGCTGATCCTAAAGTAAGAAAGGAAACAAAATTAAATGTTTTGTATCGTATAGAAAAGGCTAGAAAAAATAATATAAAAAATAATTTTTTAGATTTTGTAAAATACATTTGGCCAGATTTTATTGAAGGCTTTCATCATAAAGAAGTAGCAGATAAATTTAATAGATTACAATCTGGTGAATTAAAAAGATTAATTATTAATATGCCACCTAGGCATACAAAATCTGAATTTGCTTCTTACTTTTTACCTGCTTGGATGATAGGAAATAATCCTAAACTAAAAATTATTCAAGCAACTCACACTGCAGAACTCGCAGTACGTTTCGGTCGTAAAACTAAAAACTTGATTGACTCAAATGAATATAGAGAAATATTTAATACAAGATTACAAGAAGATTCAAAAGCCGCGGGCCGTTGGGAAACGGATCAAGGTGGTGAATATTTTGCTGTCGGTGTCCAGGGTGCGGTGACCGGTAGAGGTGCTGATCTACTCATCATTGATGATCCACATTCAGAGCAAGATGTAAATTCAGCCACAGCTTTTGATAAAGCATATGAGTGGTATACTTCAGGACCCCGTCAGCGTTTGCAGCCAGGTGGACGTATTGTTTTAGTTATGACTAGATGGAGTACAAAAGATTTAACAGCACAACTAATCAAGGCCCAAGCAGCAGAAGAAAAAGCAGATCAATGGGAAGTGGTAGAGTTTCCTGCGATCCTTCCATCAGGTAAACCAGTATGGCCAGAGTATTGGAAGTTAGAAGATTTACTTGCGGTTAAAGCATCTGCTGGTATTGCAAAATGGAATGCTCAATATATGCAAGATCCAACTGCAGAAGAAGGAGCAATCATTAAACGTGAGTGGTGGAGAGATTGGGAAGAAGAATATATTCCACCTCTTGAACATGTCATTCAATCTTATGATACGGCATTCATGAAAAAAGAAACTGCGGATTATTCTGCAATCACAACCTGGGGCGTGTTCCATTTAAATGAGGACTCTGGTCCACAATTAATTTTACTAGATGCAAGGAAAGAGCGTTTAGAGTTTCCAGAATTAAGGCGCCTGGCCCACGAACAATATATGTATTGGCAACCTGAAACAGTTCTTGTTGAAGCGAAAGCATCAGGACTTCCATTAACTTATGAACTTAGAAGCATGGGTATACCCGTTGTTAATTTTTCACCAAGTAAAGGTAATGATAAACATGCACGAGTAAATGCTGTTGCACCTCTATTTGAATCTGGAATGATATGGGCTCCTAAATCTAAACAGTTTGCACAAGAGGTTATTGAGGAATGTGCATCCTTTCCATATGGAGATCATGACGATTTAGTAGATTCTATGACACAAGCTGTTATGAGATTTAGACAAGGTGGCTTGATTTCTCACCCAGAAGACTATAGAGATGAGGAACTTCCAAGAACAGAGAGAAGTTATTATTGATGAAAAAATTAACAAGAACAATACCACCACTAAGAGGACCTAACCCACAAGGGTTGAATGTTCCAAATAAAAAGGTTATATTAACAAATTCAGGAAAATTAAATGGCAACTATAGACAAATCACTTCCAAACGAAGTTAGAAAAACTATTGAGATTGAGGGGCCAGAAGCTTCAATAGAACAAACTATCGAAACTCAAGAACAGATTCCTTCTCAAGGAGATACAGAAATTACACCTATGGAAGATGGTGGTGTTGAAATTAATTTTGAACCAGCAGCTTTTAATCAAGAACAAACTCCAGATCATTTTGCAAATTTAGCAGAACTATTACCAGAAGAAGTTTTAATGCCATTAGGTTCAGAACTTTTTCAAAATTATGAAGAGTATAGATCTTCACGTCAAGATTGGGAAACTGCTTATACCGATGGTTTAGATCTACTTGGATTTAAATATGAAAGAAGAACAGAACCTTTTAGAGGAGCGAGTGGTGCAACTCACCCAGTTCTTGCAGAAGCAGTTACACAATTTCAAGCTTTAGCTTACAAAGAATTATTACCAGCAGACGGACCGGTGCGAACTCAAGTTGTTGGATTAAACGATAGACAAAAAGAAGATCAAGCAAATAGAGTTAAAGACTTTATGAATTATCAAATCATGGATCAGATGAAAGAATATGAACCTGAATTTGATCAGATGTTATTTTATTTACCATTATCAGGATCTACATTTAAAAAAGTTTATTATGATTCTTTACTTGAAAGAGCAGTTTCAAAATTTATACCTGCAGATGATTTAATAGTTCCTTATTCTGCAACATCATTAGATGATGCGGATGCTATAATGCATGTCATTAAAACAACTGAAAACGATTTAAGAAAACAACAAGTCAATGGTTTCTATAGAGATATAGAATTATCTCCTGCAATGGATAATGTAGATAATCAATTAAAAGCCAAAGAGAGAGAATTAGAAGGAATTAGAAAAGAAAAAAATAATGACATCTTTACTTTAATAGAATGTCATGTAAATTTAGATATCGAGGGCTTTGAAGATCGTGATCCCAACGGGGAAATAACTGGAATTAAACTTCCTTACATAGTGACGATAGAAGAAGGCTCTCGTGAAATTTTATCTATTCGTAGAAACTATAATATTGGAGATCCTAAAAAACAGAAGATCCAATATTTTGTTCATTTTAAATTTTTACCAGGTTTAGGATTCTATGGCTTTGGATTAATCCATATGATTGGTGGATTATCTAGAACTGCTACATCAGCATTAAGACAATTATTAGATGCTGGAACATTATCTAATTTACCATCCGGATTTAAACAAAGAGGTATTCGTGTCAGAGATGATGCACAACCTATTCAACCTGGAGAGTTTAGAGATGTAGATGCTCCTGGAGGAAACTTAAGAGATGCATTTATGCCTTTACCATTTAAAGAACCTTCACAAACTTTATTACAATTAATGG